GCGCGGTCGCGGGTGTCGGGCGTGACGGCCTTGTCCTGGTCGGACACCATGTCCTTCACGAGCTGCTGGTAGTCGGCGAGTGCCATGTTTAAAAGTCGGTGGTCGGGTGGTCGGCTGGGTTGGTGAAGGCTCCAGGTGTGGAGCCTTTACGAACCCACCCCTCGCGGGGCGGGCCGGGCTGCATTCATGAAGGGGGGGCCACCCCCTGGCGCCGTGTGGCGCCCGCTTCTCCTCGGGGTGAGTCCGGTCAGGCCACCACGGCCTTGGTGAAGGCGCGGTAGTCGGTCACCGCGCCGCCGTAGATGTGGCGCAGCTTGTAGGTCAGCTTGTCGGCCGCGAACATGGAGCCCACCGTGGGCGAGTCCTGCACGAACAGGTCGGGCTCCTGCTGGCCGTCCATGAAACCGATCTCGATGCCGGGGATGTCAGCCGGATCGGCGGCGGTGCACCAGTCGTTGGCATCCGCCCAGTACCAGACCGGGATGATGTTCATCGTGAGCGACTGGATGAACGTCTTCTCGTTGTTGGTGGACAGCTTGAACAGATCGACTGCGGCCTCCTGCAGCTCCACCGGCACGACCAGGCGCGAGGGCGTAATGCCGATGCGGTCGTTGCTCGACAGCTCGGTCTGCTTGAGCATCGCCAGCCGGTGCGCCGCGAGCTGCGCCTTGTCCAGCGCGGCCGTGAACAGGTTGCCGTGATCGACGTGGAACAGCGCCTTGGCGTCGTAGATCACCGGATTGGTGCGCAGGAAGTCGAACACGAACTTGGCGAGCGTGCGCTTGGCGGCGCGCGAGAGCTTCGTGGGAATACGGCGGATCGCGCCCACGTCGTCGTTCTTGATCATCTCCAGCGTCACGTCCTCGGTACCGCCCTTCTTGACCGCCTTGTAGGTGGCCTCTTCGTCGCTCGGGCTGGTCAGTGCCTGGTAGTCGGCGCCCTCGGCCACGGTGGGCAGATCGCCGTAGCCGCCCCAGCGGGTGCGGTGCTGCATGCGGAAGTCCGAGAGCGGCACCACGTTGACGATCTGGCGCCAGCCGTCGAAGTCCACCGCAGCGCGGTACTCGGCCAGCATGCGGCGTGCCACGCTGTCGCCCAGCACCTCGCCCAGCGAGGCACTGCCCAGCGATTCGACCAGGCGCGACTGGTCGCACTCGCGCAGGCGGCCGGTGACCAGGCGGTCGCCCGTCATCTCGAAATAGCACTCCTTGAAGGACTGCACGCGGCCGTGGTCCTTGTGGGTGGGGTCCCAGAAGGCATCCAGCATGTCGCGCATGGTCAGGCTGCGGTCGCCCACTGTGATCGCGCCATTGCCGAACATGGGCACGCGCACGGGGCCGCTTTCGGTCAGACGGGCGACATAGCCGCCCTCGGCCGTGATCAGCTCGCCCACGGCGGCCTCGGTGAGCCGGTCTGCGCCGGCCGTGGCGATCTGGGCCACCAGGCGCTCTTTGGACGCCTGGGGCAGCTTGGCCGCGTTGATGCGCTCGCGGGCGGCGCCGCGCAGTTCGAAGACTTGCAGATCGGCGCGGGTCAGCGGGGCGCTATCACCCTGGTTCTGGCCCTGGGCCTCGGCCACGCGCTGGGTGCCAGGCTCAGGCACCAACGGGCCGCACACGGCCTCGTGCAGGGCGACCACCTCATCGTCGGTGATCGTGTCCACGTTGATCGCGGCGTGCTTCGCCGGGTCTTTGGCCTTGACGGCCTCCAGCATGCGTTGCTTCCAGAGAGGCATTGCTTCTTCCTTGGGGTTGGTAGAGGGATCGGCGGCGGCTTCGGTCAGACGATCCAGGCCGCCGCCAGCGCCCGGCTCGACGATCAGATCGACAGAGACCACCTTGGTGAACTTCACCGCCTCGGTGAGGCGTTCCTTGCCCACCTGGCGGGGCTTGGTACGCGCGAAGGCGTCGATGGACAGGCCCAGCAGGCTCTGCATGCCGCGCTTGACGGCCTCGACCATCTTGGTGACGGCCGCGTCGGTGGGGTCGATGGCCCGGAAGGTGCCCACGAGCGCGCCGGTGTCGGGCGTCTTGCCCTCGACAAAGCGCACGCCGTAGATGCCGCCGATCAGGCTGCGCACGTCCTTGCCCTTGCCGGCCAGGTGGTCGGCATCGCTCTTGGCGAACACGCGCACGCCCTCGAACTGGGGCGCAGCCTCGCGCAGCGTGGCATCGGGGTAGTAGTTGCGGTTGCCGCTGCGGCCGGCCTTGACGATGGTGACCTCGATGGAGCCATCGGCCGCTTCGCGGAACACCGCCGCCGCATCGAGAGCGGCACTCTCGCGCACCGCAGCGGCCGGCGCGGGTACGGTGCCCACGGGCGCATAGTCCGCCACCACCTCGGCCGCATCACCCAGCGCCACGGTGTTGTCCGCCGCGACGGTGTAGGCGTAGCTGTACAGGCGCCCCTTGAACGCCACCACCACGCGGTCGGGCCAGATGCCACGCACGTCCACGTAGTAGTCGCCATTGGCCGACAGGCGCAGCTTGTCGCGTACGGCCTGGCGCACTAGGTCGATGAGCTGGCCGTACTCGGTGGTAACAGCCTCGGTGAGGCGTGCGTAGCCGGTGCCAGCGGGGAGGAGCTTCATCGGCATGGCCGCTTACTCGTCCTGGCTGGAGAGCTTCTGGCCGTCGCGGGTCACCACGACGACGTGCGTGCCGTAGTCGCGGCAGGACAGCACCTCGGCGGCCTGCACGGGCACTTCCTTGGCGCGCGCCACCTTGGCGCCGTCCTTGCCGTCCACCAGCTCGGTCACGGTGCGCTTGACGCGCTTGGCGGCTTCGGCAGCGGTGAGCTGCCTGGCCTTGCTGTCGCCCTGGGGCGGGTTTTGGTTCTTGTCCTCGGACATCTGTCACTCCATCGGTGGGCCGCACGGGGCGGCGATTGCGATGGAGGGACTGTGCCGGTGGGGGCACAAAAAACTAAGGCCGACATATGTCGGCCTGAAAAGTAGGGAAGGCGCTTTTTAGGTTACCAGAGGCGCAAGATCAATTGAAATAGCACTACTTCGTCAATAAAGGTCACTGCTTTGAATTTTGGCTAAGCGAGAACAACCCTTCTAGGGCCCGCTTCCCCTCGTCTTCCTGATCCACAAAAGTCTTAATAGTGTTCGCAGGAACCAATGTTAGAAGCACCGTCCACAACTGAAAAAGCGTCAAGGCTACAAGCACCCCATAGGAGATGCCACGGCACCATTCAACACTCAATGGCAGAGGATATTTTTTTGCAATGGGTGCGATCAAACCAATCAACAGGATGGCGCCTAAGATAAGAGTCGAGTTCACGACAGGGCTAAAAAGTTGGCCGATCCCCGTTTCAGATGGAGCGCCATCCTTACGAGGTTTGAAGGAGAGCTTCAAGCGTTCGGGATAGATGATCGCTAGCCACGCGCCGATTACGCCAAAAATAATGGCAGCAGTAGTGCGCAGCCCCTCAAACATCGGCCACTGCTCCGCAAACGGGACATTCCGGCCGAGCCATCCCCCGGCGCATACCGCCACAAGAGCAAAAACCCAAGCCAAGACCCGCAACACGATCATCCCTTCAGTTCATCAGACCGAGGAGGTAGGCTCGGTGGCGAGCCAATTCGTGCAGCAAGCTTTCTGGGCGCACCAGTTCCGCATTGTTTCTTTCGACGTCAAGCTCCAAGGTCTCACGTACAAACTCCTTTCCCAGCCAGTGCGTATGGGTGTCACCATGAAAAACAAACCCATAGTCTGAATCGTCCCGATCTTCCTCTCGCCATTGTGAAATGATCTCTTTGACTTCGTCCTTCTCCAGACCATCTACCTCAACCTGATACTTGATAGTTGCCTCTTGCTGAGCAGTTTTATGCTCGGCGAGGTGAACACCTTCCAGTAGTTTTTGAAAAAAACTTCTCTCTGGGCGTATGGCAAGATCAAGCCTCGTCTTCCTTTCCAACCTTCGGATACTCGAAGCATTTGCGAGGATTTGGTTAAGTGGTCCTGGCTTGACAAAAACCTCCGTCTTAAATCGCGCGCTCAGATGAACCGGATCGGAATTCCGGTCTGGTCGATAGCCAACGATGGTGCGCTGACCGTCTGCGTCGGGTTCGCTGAACACCACGTAAGAAGTGAAGCGCTGAACAAAACACCGCATGTATTTATTCATCCCAGACACACCGGTTGTCGGATGCTGAAACCGAACACTAGCCATCAGTCCGTTCTCGGGCAAAAACCAGAAATACGTCGCATGACCTGGAATGTGTCCTTCTTCAACTTCAGTTTCTGACACATCCGCATTGCCGACTGCTGCCTGGCCATTTATAGAGGTAACAGTCCCATCCGTATTGTGGGACTCGTTCCACAAAGTTAGTAGCCAATCTGTACCACGTCGGGTTGCGTCTACGAGGTAGACCGGAAGGTGATTGCCGCCATCCTGCGGATCAAACGTTTTAGTGTGCGCTAGTTGCTTGCCGTTACCCCAACGCTTGAGATCTCGAAGAATGTCACTCTCCGCCCCGAACCGTGGATTCCTATGATCCCCTCTCGGGTAATAGCCGCATGACGCAACCTTGTACAAGGACACCTTCACCTGCTCCATCACCGTGCCTCCGCTCCAGTTTGTTGGGGTGGGGCATTACATCACGACACAACCCGCTTTAAACCCCCTTTAAATCAGCCGACAAGGCCCCTAAGCAGGTGATCCCAGGGGGTTGCCGCATCGAAGCGGTTTAAACGCTCCTAGCGCCCCCTCATTCCTTTCGCCTCCCCGCCCTCTTCGCTGCATGGTCCAGGGCGGCCTTGCGCCCATCGAGCTGCAGTTCGCGCTTCGTGAACGGCTTGGCCCCCGGCGTCATGACCTGCCAGGTCTTGAGCCACGGCAGCGCGATGCACCCGCAGTGGATCACCTGCTCTGGCGGGGCCTTGGGATCGTGGGGGCACTGCATCATGTCGAAGCCCCCGCCAGGGTTGGGCACCTTGAACGCCTTGCCGGCTTCGACCACCTCGCCATCCATCAGGTCATGGTTCCAGCGGCTGTGTATCTTGCCGCTGCGCCGCCACTGCTTGCCCAGGCCCGGCACCAGGGGCGCGGCCTGCACCAGGCGCTCCTTGCCTGCCACCGCGAAAGCCCGGCTGACCTCGGTGTTCACGATGCTGGTGGCCCGCTTGGTGGAGTCGGCGGCCAGGATGGCCTGCACGGTCTTGATGGCCTGGAACGGCGTCACGCCGCCGATGGTGACCAGGCCGAGCTGCTGCCCGATCTTGGCCGCCGCCTCGGCTGTGACTGCGCGCATTCGGTCCACGCCGAAGGTCTGCATCGCCGCCAGGATGCGCGCGTCGAGCAGGCCCAGGCGCAGTTCCACGTTGTGGCCGATAGCGGCCAGTGGCTTGTCCACCACGTCCTCGCCCTGGGTCCATCCCTGGCGCAGCGCCTGGCTGACGGAGGCGCCCGCCTGGTGGCCCGTGGCGGTCAGGACGGTGTCGAGCTGGTCACGCAGCCGCGTGAGCTGCCACTGTTGCCAGTCGGCGGGCTGGGCGGCGAGCTGCTGCGAGATCTGCACCCACGCCTCGCGCAGCAGGGCCACCACGCCCTGATTGGCGCCGAGCAGCAGCCGGGCGCGCTCGGCCAGGCGTTCCTTTAAAACCGCCTCGAAGCGCTTCTGCTCGGGCGTCACGTTGCAGGCGCCGGTGCGGGCGCAGGCGGCGCGGCGTTCCCGGCCGCGAGTGCGTCGCGCAGGTCGGCGGGCAGGTTGAAGCTGTCCTCGGCCTGGCGCCTGGCCTTGCGCTCGGCCGCTTCTGCGCGCGCGGCGGCCAGCTCGGTCTTGGCGTCGAAGTCCTGGCCGAAGCGCTGGGCCACGTCCGCGATGATCTTGAGGGCAGTCTCTTCGGTGAGCAGCCCGGCCTCGGTCATCTGGATTACCGCTGCCGTGACTGCCTGCATGGCCGACGCGAACTTGGTGATGTCGCGGTTGAGCAGCTCGGGGAACACCGCCGTGACCTGCCATTCGTCCTTGGCCCAGTCGGGCTTGACGCCACGGGTCTGGGCGCTGCACCACAGCACGTAGCGGCCGATTTCCTCCAGCATGCGCTTGAGGAACCCCTGGCGCATGCTGTACATCTTGAAGGTGGGCTCGCCCATCTCCGAAGCGGCGGCCCGGTTCACGTCGCCGCCGCCGCCGAACCAATGCTCGGGCACCGTGGCGCCGCCCAGGACATGGTTGCGCAGCAGCCGGGCGCTCTGGCTGGTGTCGGCCGCCTGCAGCCCGGGCGTCTTGGGTTCCAGCTTGACCTGGTCGTTGTGCACGAACACACTGTTGGCGCCCGGCGGCACGAATTCCTTCTCATACTTCTTGACGGCGTCAGGGTCGGCACCGGTCATCGTGATGTCCCAGACAAAGCGCCGCAGGTAGTCAATGCGGTCCAGCTCGGAGAACAGGAAGTTGTCGTAGGCATCCAGCCAGTCCATCTGCCCCAGAAGGTCGCTTCTCCCACGGCTGCCGTTGGGAAACTTGTTGAGCTGGAACAGCAGCACGTCGCCGTCGCCGAAGTCCTCGGCGCGGATGCGCTGGGTGCGCTCGCTGAACAGCTCGGCATCCTCGCCCAGCACGATCACGCGGTACTTGTGCTGGCGCCCCCGGTTGTCGCGCTTGGTGACCACGCCGATGGGCTGCTCGGGGTTGTCGGGGTCGTTGACCACCGTGGCGATCTGGCGCGGGTCCAGGTAGCCCAGGCGCACGAAGCCATCGCCCTCGCGCACGTTGGCGATGTAGCACTGCTCCCCCAGCAGGCCCAAGGCGCGCACGCGCTGCTCCAGTTTCATGGGCCAGTTGTTGATGGGGTCGCTCCAGAAAGCGTTGAGCAGCGCCTGGTGCTCGTCATTCACGCACTGCAGCGTGACACCCTCGGCCAGCAGGTAGGCCAACGGCAGCTCGACCAGGCGGTTGGCGAGCAGGTTGCTCTGCCACAGGTACTCGGCGAGCTTCTGCATGCGCTCCTGGGCCATGGGCTCCAGGTCGCGGTCGTTCATGCTCGCCAGGCCGTCGCCGGAGATGCGGCGCCAGCCGGCATCGTCGGCGCGGTCGCCCTGGGCCATGGCCGCCTCGCGCACGGGCTTGGACGCGGCATCGGTGGCCGGAGCGTAGCCCACCGCCTCCAGCATGCGTTTAAAGATTCCCATGTCAGTCCTTCGCCGCCAGCTCGGCGCCCAGCAGGGCCAGGGCCATGACGCCGTGGTCGTTGTGCAGCGCGACCACCTCGCGCAGCTTGGCGGCGGCCAGCTCCACGCCCTGGCGTTCGGCTTCGGGCAGCGCATAGATGGCGCCACGGATCAAAAGAAGTTGCTGTTGTGCTTCGTTCATCTCGGTCTCCGGAACATGCGCGCGGCCTGCCGCGCGTAGCGCTCTCGCGCGGTCTTTGGTTGCTGGGTGCTGTTGCCGCCCTGGGCCATGGCGGCGATGCCGCCTGTCACGCACAGCATCCAGAGCATTTGCACCATGTCCGGCCCGTCGTCATGGTCGGCCTTGGGGAAGTGGCGGAACTGGTCGACAAGCGTGGTCTGGCTGCTGTGCAGCCGGAGCAGGCCGTTGTGCATGTGCGGCTGCAGGCTCTCGATGCGCAGCAGCTTGTCGCTGATGGGGATCAGGGCGCGCGCGGGCACAGGTACCCCGAGCTGGGCGCTGCGCTTGACCAGCTCGGTGCGCAGGAATTCCTGGAACTGCACCGACTCGAAGCCCCAGACGATGCAGCAGTACTCGCGCTGCATCTCGATCACGTCGCTGATGATGCGGTCGGGCACGCGCTTCTTGATGGCCGCCTCCACCACATCCATCACGCCCGTCTCGCGGTTGTAGCCGCCCACGCCGATGGCGCTGGGGTCGCGGCTGTTGCCCGCCTTGCCCAGGCTGGGGTCGCAAGCGCCGTAGAAAATCCACTCGGCCAGGCGGTTGACCCAGAAGCGGATGGAGTGGGCGAAGGGCGCGTCGTCGCCCGCCACGGGGTCGTTCTGCTGCTCTGAGTCGAACGCGGCGTGGCCTTCACGCGCGCGGCGGATCATGAGCTTGACCAGCGGACGCACAGCCGGCCAGCTCACCCGCGCGCCCTGATCCATCTCGGCCTGGTTCTCGCGGTAGAGCGCCATGGCGGCAGCCTCGCCTTGCTGTGGCGTCTCGCCGCCCAGCAGTAGCCCCTCGAACTGCTCCCACAGGTCCATGCGCTCGGGCCAGTGGAGGATGGCTTTAAAGACCTTGCGATTCCACAGCGGGTTCTTGAGGAAGCGCGCGAGCACGCTGTCGTAGTGCAGCACCGTGCCGATCAGGATGGCGTGCATGGAGTCGTCGGGCGGGCCGAGCGACAGGACGGACTTGGTGACGAACGCCTGCAGCTTGTCGCGCTGCGCGGGCGTGTTCACATTCTCGTCGTTCTCGATGTCGTCCATGATCGCCAACTGCGGGCGGTAGGCGCCGTGGCGGCGGCCGCGAATCTTCTTGGCCGACCCGAACGCCTCGATCTTGCGGCCGTTGGCCGTGACGATCACGCCCGCGCGCCACACCTTGCCCTGGCCCGCCGCCTCGGGGAAGTCGCTGGCGATGCGCGGGTTGGCTTCCAGTTCGGCCTTGATGGCCTCCAGCATCTCGGCGGCTTGCTCGAAGGCATCCATGATGATGACGATGTACCAGAGCAGCCCGGTGACCACGCACCAGGACACGAAGGACATGCTGACCTTCGTGGACTTGGCCTCACCGCGAGGTGCAGCCGTGGCATCACGCTGGCCGGTGCCGCTGTTGATGATCTCGGGCAGGCGCTTGTACAGGTACACGTGCAGCGCACTGGGCTCGGCCTTGCCGTAGTGGGGAAAGTAGTTGCGGTCCCAGTACTCGAAGCCATGCACCGGGTCGCAGACCTTGCGGCGGCGCTCGGCGATGGCCTCGGGGCTCACGTCCCAGCCGTCCATGTCGGCGTCGATCTGGCGGCGCAGATCGTCAGCCAAGGCCGTCAGGCCGGCGAGGAATTCCTTGGTGTTCTTTGCCATGGCTAGAGGGCCGCCGCCAATAGCAGCAGCGCTTTGAAGTAGTGGCCTTCAAACAGGAGCCACAGGGCAACGATGAAAACCATGTTGCGGTCCATCACCGCACCTTCGCCAGCTCTTCGCCGAACGGCTCCAGCATGTCGGCCAGGGCGGCCAGGTGTTGCGGATACTTCGCCTTGGCGAACGTCACGAACCGCTGCAGTACATCGATCTGCACGGCCTGGCGGTCCAGGTCGGGCGCCAGGCGCTTGAAGCTCGCCATGGTCTTGTTGAAGCTGTCGCTCATGCTGGCGAGCGTTTCGGCGCGCTCGCGCGGACCCATCTTCTGGTCTTCGCGCAACAGGTCCATGGTGGCCTGGTGTTGCACCAGGTAGTCTTCCAGCAGCTTCTTGGACAGGCTGGCGAAGTTGTCATCGCCCAGGGCCATGGCCGTGCGGACGGTGTCCCAGTCGTCGCCCTTCTCTGCGGCCTCTTTTTTCCAGCGGTTGGCCGTGCCACGCGGCACCCCCGCTTTCGCGCAGGCTGCATCCATGGGCAGGCGCTGGAAGATGTAGAAGCCGCGCAGTTGGGTGCGCTTTTCGCCAGGGTGTGCCATCAGTTGCCCAGGCCGGAGCCGCCGCGCAGGAACTGCTTGATGCCTTCCACGACCAGCGCCGTGCCCACTGCCACCGCGCCGCCCGAAACGGCGCCTGCCACAGCCGCCTTCTTTTCAACCTCGCGCAGCCGCGCATCGAGCCCGTTGTAGTGCTCCTCCATGCGCTTTTCCATGCGGTCCATGCGCGTGTTCTGTTGTTCCTGGCCGTCCCGCAGGGATTGCACGAGGCCGTGAATCTGCCCGAGCAGCAGCAGTTCCTGGCGGCGGTCGTTGTTCTGTTCGCTCATGGGTTGTCGCGGTTGTTTAAAAACTCGATCAATGCGCGGTAGCGCTGCCGGTCTGCTGCGCAGCTCTTGGCGTTGGCGGTGTGGTTGTCCCAGGCGTCTTGGAGCGTGAGGCCGGAGTCCTCGGCACAAGCGGCGTCGGCTCCTTCGGGGGCACCAGCAAGGCCGCAGGCACTGGCTGGCGCGTCGATGCCCGTGAGGGCGCCGTTCCACATCCGGACAGCAGCAAGAGTGAGAGCAGGGCCGCGATCGACATCAGGGCCAGGCGCGTCGCGGCTGCCTGCTGCCGGCGTGGCGTCCTGGTCACTCCCATGACAGGGGGCAGCAGCAGCCACAGGGCGAGGCACCACAAGAGGTACGCGGCGACCAAGGTCGTGATACTGGAGAGCAAGGGCGGCATAGCGGTCTTCCTGGTCGAGGTGTTCGGTGAGGTAGTGGGCTGCGGCCTGGTCGGCGCGTTGGGTTTCCCGGGCCGTGGCCTCGCGCTCGGCCTGCAGTTCCTTGGCGTGCTTGGCAAGCCACGCGTTGTCGGTGGCGGTGTGGCCCCACCAGTAGCCGCCGCCGACCAAGGCCAGGGAGGTGCCGAGGGCGAGCAGAGCGCGGGCGGCAAGGCTCATTGCTGCAGCCCCATGCACTTGGCGTGGCGCTCCTGCTGGCGCGTCCATACGCCCGCGCAGCGCTTGTTGCCGGGCGTGCTGCAGTCGTAGCCCCCTGCAAAGCGGTATCGCAGCAGCGCATTGCAGGCCGCCACGTAGTTGCCTGTCAGCAGCTCGCGCCGCATGCTGGACTTCTGCCAGGCGGCCGTGCCGTACTGGTAGACCCAATCCATGTAGAGGTCGTATTCACCCTGGTGCAGCTTCACGCCGGGCAGCGATGCACGGAATGCCGCCTCCTCGCGGCTGATGTGCGCATGGGCCTTGATGAGCCCCCGCACGGGCGTGGTGGTGTCGCCCATCTTCACGGGCGTGCCGTCTTCGTGATAGGTGCTGCCGAAGCCCACGGTGGGCCGGTCGCCCTGAGTGGGGATGACGGCGGTGCCCGTGTAGTTTTCGCTGACCACGAGGCCGACCAGACCGGCAGCGGACAAGGACAGGCCGGCGACCAGCATGCGCGGGCTGACGCCGCCGAACATTCGGCCCTTGCCTTGCGCTGCGCGTGCTTGGCGCTGGCGATAGATCGTCGCGACCACCACCAGGGCGATCAGCGCGAACAGGAAAAAGGATGGTGTGATTGCCATGCCGCGACTGTCATCGCGGAGGCATAAAAAACTAAGGCCGACATATGCCGGCCCGAACTCGCTTGGAGTGCCTTCTACGGTAGCACGGCCCGGCTCGCACGGTCAACACGTGCGCGCTTGCGCCAGACCCATGGCGCGATGGGGGCCGCGTCTTGCCAGAGCCCCACGCCCGCCGCGCGTGCCGACTCCTCCAGGCGCTTGATCTGAGGGTCCGTGAGGTACTCGGTGTATGCCCATGCCAGGCCTGCACGCACCTGGTGGGCACTGGCATCAGTGCCCTCGCACTCGACGCGCGCCACGGTACGGCGGTAGCGATCGGTTTTAAGCGGGGTGAGGCGAGCCCAGGTTTTAAAGCACAGCTTCGCCAGGTGCTGGCGCGACACGTTGCCAAACGGCTGCTTGCGCTCAGGGGCGTCGATCTCTGCCAGGCGCACCTTGACTTGCTGGTACTGGCCGGGATCTCCGCAGCGTGCGGTCAGTGTGTCGCCGTCAGCGATGGCCACGACCAGGCAGAGTGCAGTCGCGGTGATCAAGATGCAGATCGTGGCGAGATGAGTTGCTTGCCGTCGAGCGTCAGCAGCTTGATCCTGCCGCTATCTTCGTCAACGACACAGAGCGCAATCATCGCCACCTCATTCCCCAGGCCATTGCGCATCCTCACCATGCGAGAGTTCTGG